GTTGACGCCATGTTTCATTCTTCCAAGGCTGGTCTTTCTTCGTCCCATATTGGCGGTCGAGCGCGTCGATCTGCTGGCGGATTTCTCCGCGCCGTTCATCGCTGACAAACCAACCCTGCGACTCCCGTTCCAGCATGCTGCGCGCCTGCTCATAGCGATATTCGCGCACCGCCTTGACTGCGCGGCCAAGCCAGGCGGCCGCGTCCGCAGCAGCGCCTGCGATCGCGCCGACACCTGTGGCAATGTCGGCCCAGGGGATATCGCGGGCCAGTTCCCCACCACGCTCGACCATCTTGGCCAGGCTGTCGCCCGCTTCATCCGCCCATTTCTTGAGCGACCCGTCCTTTTCCTTCTCCGCGATCCATGCGGAAAGCCGGTCCATCTGCTTGTTGATCGACGTGCCGAAACCGGCCTCCCACACGCGGTTGGCGTTCTGCGACATCGTGTCCATCAGGTTCGACCACTTGCCCGCCGTCGTGCGCGCCAGGCGCTCCATGCCGCCCGCAAACTGGCTGTCCATGATGCCCAGCAGCGCGGCCTTGATCTCCGACGCCGACTGTTTCGTCGTCTTCGACATTTCCTTGCCGTTGCGGTTCCATTTGAACGTGACCTTGTCGCCCTGCACGCCGGCTTTGATCCCGAACTCCTTGATCCGCTCAAACTCGCCGGTCTGGGCGTCGGCAATCATTTCGACCGCTTGCATTAGCCCCTTGCCCATACCTGCGGCGGTGTCGCCCAGCGATCGTAGCGTGCCGTCGGTCGGATCGATGCCATAAGCTTTGAGGGCGATGAACGCCTCCATCACCTCGGTCAGTTCATAAGGTGTCTGGGCCGCGAAGTTGGAAACCCAGCTGAAAGCGCGCTGGCCCGCAGCCGCCGATCCTTCCAGACCCTCCAGCTGCGTCTTGAACTTTTCGAAGGTCAGGCCCGCCGTCACGACCTGGTGGATGGCGGCGGTCAGGCCGATGCCGGCGATCGCTGTTCCCGCCATCAGGCCCGAACGGATCGTGCTGCCGATGAAGCCGCCAGCGCGATAGGCCAGACGCCCCATTGTCTCGCGGCTGATGCGCATGCGCCGTTCCAGATCGAGCAGCGCGCGGATGCCGCGCCGTGCGCCGTCGGCGATGCCCTGGCCAACGCGCCGCCCGGCCCGATCCAGCGCACGCGCTGCACGGGACATGCGGTCCATGTCCCGCCCTCCACGATCGATGTCGCGGCCGGTGCGGGTCGTGTCCCGGCCCAGATCGCGGGTCGAGCGGCGCAGGCGGTCCAGCGCCCGGTCGGCGCCGCGATCGATAGCTTCAAGGATCAGGGAGAGCTTCATTCGTCATCCCGCTTCGGCGCCAGGCGCACGGCCTGATGGCCCCAAAAGTTCAGTTCGACATCATCCAGCGCGAAGGCGTCGGCCCGCGACCAGCCATGCACCAACACCAGCGCCGCTAGATAATCGGCCCAGTCGTCGGGCCAGGCGTGGTAAAAAAATCGATGCAGTCATCCAGTCGATCGATGTCCGCCCAGTCCAGCTTGCGCAGCACGACTTCCATATGCCCGGTCATTGCGGACAGGATGCGGGCCAGCTTTTCGGTGCTGGTGCCGGGGCCTTCGCAGATGATCTTCTCATTGCCGGTCAGGCGTCGCAGTTGCAGCGTCTCCAGCAGATGCTCGGTATCGCCCTCTTTCCACGTCACCGGATAGAGGAGGTCATACTGGTTGTTCAGCTTCAGGAATTCGGGGCGGCCATCCGTGGCGAGGCTGACCATCAGCTGACCCTTTCGGCCGGCTGGCTATAGGCGACGGCTTTGGCTTTGCCATCACTGGTCGTGAGTGGCGGCGCGCCCTCGCTATAGGCTGCGCGCATGACCCAGGCTTCGCCGGTGTCATACTCGACCGAGATGGTCGAATTATCAATGCTGGCCCAGTCGGTGGCACTGAAGCTGCTCTTGGTCAGGATCGACAGCTCCAGCTTGGCGGGGCGCGTGCCGGACACGCGGAAGCTGCCCGCCTCATAATCGCCCGGCACCGGCTCGCGGGTCACGCCGCCCGGATCGAAGGTCACGTCACCGGCCACGTCTACCGCCGTCCCGTCGACCTTCACCTTTGCGCGGCCGATAACCTGGTTCTTGTTGGCCATGATTTACGTCCTTCTAAATGACCTCTGAAACGGCGTTCAGAGGATGAATTCTATGCGGGTGGCGAGTTGGAGCAGGCCGTTCACCGTGTCCGGCGTCATCAGAGTGTTGAGCTGGGTCACATTGCTGCCGTCGCGCTCGATGATCAGGCCCGACAGGAAGGTATCGACATCCTCCATTAGGCCCGCGTCCTGCCACTCACGGGCGATCGCGATCGTCTCGGCTTTCACCGCCACGATGGTCTCAGCGGTGAGTTTCGCGCGGGGGAATTTCGCCGCCATGCGCGCGCGATAGCTGTAGCGATAATAGCCCAGCGTCGCGGTGGTCTGGACGTCCAGATAGCTGGGATCGTCGAAGCCGCTGCTATTCACCTGATAGCAGCTGATCAGCCGCTCTATCGCCACCTCGCCCGACGCCAGCACCTTATAGGTCGAGATGCCGTCGCGCAGCAGCAATTCCCGCTCCTGGCGGGTGAAGCGCCACTGGCTGATCGGCGCGCGAATCCCCGGCACGACCAGGTCGGTCAGCGGCCGCGCCGGATCGATCTGGAGATTATAGGCGGCGATCGTCGCGAAGGCGGCGGCCACCGCCCAGGTCGGCGTCGGCCATTTGTTCGCGCCGATGATGGTCGAATGCACGCCGTTGCGGGTGGCGCCAAAGCTGGACAGGGTGGAGAAGGTGCCGGTCATGCCGAAATAGGCGCGCCCTTCGATCTGGCGGGCAGGCCCCCAACGCTCGGCCAGGTCCGCGTCGATGATCGACATATTGGCCGCGTCGTTCAGGCCGACGGCGATCGTCTGATACCATTCGTCGCCCAGGGCCGCGATCGTCGCGGTCAGGTCCGGATTGACGGCGCCGCCGGTCATCGGTGCCAGCGTATAGGTCATGCCGGCGGGCGGCGCTTCGCCCTCATAATAGTTGAGGCGAAGATCGATATCATTGCCGACCGTCCCCTTGTGACGGCAGGTCAGGGTGACGACGCCAGCCGCAGCGGCGGCGGTGACCGGGAGGTCGGGCAGCGCATTGATCGCCGCCGCCACGGCCGTCGCCATCGCAGCGATGGACGCACCGGCGGCCACGCCCACCGGAATGCTAACACCCGCCAGCATCAAATAGATGGTGCCGGCGGCGGTCGGACTGGCCGTAAAGGTGATGTTGCCCGTCGCGGCCGTGCCCGCCGCATTATCGGCGACTGGCATCGCCCAGATTTCCACCTGTTCGTTGGCGGTGATCGCGGCGGCAACCATCGCCGCCAGCACCGATCCGCGCCGCGCTATGGTCGCGCCCTGGTCCGCTCGCGTCATGCGGGCCGGAGCGCCCAGCGTGGCGGCGCCGATGCACTGGCCGATCAGCAGCACACGCATGGGGACGCCGGGCAGTCCCTTCAGCGCACGGACATTGCTGATCTCGACCTGCGATCCAGGGATGCGCTGGCTGGAGCTGATATTGTCGAAGTTGAAGCTGGTCATGCGGCATCCCCCTGCGCGGCAACATCGGCCGCCTTCTTGTCTCCGGCGGCGATCGCCTTTTCTGTGGTTTCCTCCAGGTCGCCGTCATCCCAGCGGCGCTGCCAGAAACTCGACCATATGACGGTCGCGCCATGGGCCGGGATCGGCTGGCCGGTGGCGGGATCGCGGATGATGGCGCCGGCCGCCTTCGGCCGGATGAAGCGGGTGGTCATGTAGATGGCTCCTGAAGGATGATGTGATCGGTGGCGTCCGCGTTCGCGTCGTCGGGCAGCTGGACGCCCTCGGCGACCGGATCGCGATCGATGGCGAAGGGCAGGTTGAGCGCCGGCATGTCCCAATTGACGTGCAGCGCCTCCAGCGCGGCCAGATCCCCGTCGCCCGACAGCTGGATCGGGAAGCGACAGGACAGGTCGAGCAGCGTGACGGACAGCTGAAGGTCCATCATCGCTTTACTGCGCGGCAGCAGCTCGGCCGCACCGACTTCGATCGGCGTGACCAGATCAAGATCGAGCATATGACCCGCCAGCAACGCGGCCGCGCCCAGCGCCAGGCGGTAGCTGCCCGGCTCTTTCAACGGATCGGGGCCGCCATGGCGATTCGCCGCTTCGTCCGGCCGGAATGACTGGTTCGCCACCAGCAGCGCAAAGCTGCCATCTACCAGCAATTGATCGCCCACCTGTTCGGCCTTGCCCCAGCCGGTGAAGGCGATCCAGGCGGCCGGGCCTTTGATCTCGGCCTTTTTGCGTACCAGATAACTTTCCCAGTCCTCGGGCAGCGTGTCGAGGAAGCGCCAGGTCACGCCGATCGCCGCGCCCATCGTGCGCAGCCGGTCCAGCACCGCCAGTTCGATCGCCGCGATCATAGCCGCAGCTCCCGCAGCGTGATCGACCAGGCCCAGGTCACAAGGCCATAGAGCAACAGCCAGCCGCATAGCGGCGACCAGAACAGCGCGATGCAGCGATCCTTACCGCTGATGTCGATCAGGTCGCTCTTGCGCGCATCGGACTGGAGACGCCAAAGCGTGGCGGCGATCGTGACATGCACCAGGGAGAGGATGACGATGAGGCCGGACATCATGGCTCCACGTCCAGCCAGGCCTCGGCCAGGTCCTTGATATCGTCCATGTCGTGCGGGCCAAGGCCCAGAAATTCGCGCTTCGGCGTGTTGCCCTTCCGGCTGAAGGCGGCGACCTGGACGGTGCGCGGCTGCGCCAGGCGCACGCCGAAAACCTGCGTCAGCGTCCGGCGGTGCGCCGGTATCTGTTCGGTGCCGTTGAAACCCTGATTGTGGCGGGCCGCATAGATGACATTCGTGCCGGCCTCGACACTGTCAGAGGTCGCGGCCGACGTGATCGACATCGCAAGGCGCCGCGAGTCCTGGAGCGTCTTGCCGCCCGTGCGCAAAGCGCGCTGGGACTTCT